AGCTCTTATCCTGCTGGGTATCGACCCATTTCTGATCGAACTCCCGCCGCACCTGCGTCATGAAAGTCAGCCTTGATGGTGGCAGGATCTCATATGCGACAGCATCAGGCGTGTGGACGATCAGCGCGCCAGCGAGTTGCGCGCTCTTGAAGAAGTCGCGATCTTCGCCGCTGCTGAGATTGTAGGCTTCCCTGAATCGCAGATTAAAGTCATGCGGGTCGATCAGCGCGCCGGAAAACAGCACGCCGTTCGTCGATGCGAACTCGGCATCGAGCCGCCACTTGTGCGGCTTGGTTTTCGGGAATGCCCAGCGCGGCAGCGGATCCGGGTAATGATACGTCACGGATGACTTGACGACGTCGGCGCCGGTCTTGAACTGCGCTGCGAACAGGTCAACCAGCCAGCTATGCGGCACGCGCTGATCGTCGTCGAGCATCACGATCCAGTCGCTCAGGTGATTCCGCGCAAAGCGCAGGATAGCGTTGCGAGCGATCGCAATGCCGGTGCGCGGCTCGTGAAGATAGAAAACGGCGAGCTCAGGATTTTCGCGCTGGAACGCTTCGACGAGGCCGTGTGCGCTGGCGGTATCGTCGTTGTCGATGATGACGATCATCAGGCCGGATTGCGCCGGAATGTCGAGATCCTGAATCGATGCCAGACACTGGGAAAGCAGGATTGGCCGCTGACGTGTGCAAACACCAAGGCAGATGCGTGTCATGGTCTGTGCGGAATGAATTTGAAGCATCACAATATCCCCTTAAAATGTGCATTTTTAGTAAAATTGTTTGCACGTGTTGTGCAACAGAATTCTTTGTATGCACATTATCGCGCATCACACAGGGCGTGATTTTCGCTTGGGAAATCATCGTTGACGGTTTGTTGATAACTTTTTCGTGATGGGTGGAACCGGTTAGGCGTTGCTGATGCGTTCCGGTCGCGGCGAATCCGGCGTCGGGATGGCGATAAATCGGCCAGCGTCCCGGTTTCTACTTGAGGTTGCTGAAAATCAGGGAAATTTTGAAGCTGAAAAAGTGGGACACAAACCGGAAAAAACCCGTGAAAACAATGCCGGGTTTTTGTGTCCCACTTGCTGCTAAGTCATTGATTTTATTGGTAAATGGCGATCCCGGTAGGGCTGCCACCCAAAAATTAAGCACCTGATTTTTAACCCGTTTTTGCCGAAATTGTCCCACCGTTTTCAAGCTGCGTTTTCCGGTGGGACACATTTGTCTCTGTTTCGTTCTCTTCGAAATCAAGATAATGCATCGCGTCCGCAGCCAGTTTCGCCTGGCTTGCGCGCTTCGTGTAAAGCTGAACCTGCTCAAGCGTCGACCAGCCGAAAATTGCCATGAGTTGCTTTTCCGTCGCGCCGCGCTCGGCGGCGATCGTCGCACCGGCCTTACGCAATCCGTGAGCGGTGCAATGCGGCAGTCCGGCCTGATCACACCATTCCCGGAATTTATTGCCGAAGCCATTTACACTGAACGGGCGGCCCTTCGCGGTCTCCAGAAGCGTCAGATTGCTGCTCGGCGTCGCCTCGATGATCTTCGCCAGCGGCGGCAGAATGTTGAGCGTCAGCGCGACCGGCTTGCGCGCCTTGTTCTTCATCTGCGTAAAGGTCAGCACGTCGCACTTGATGTGCTGCTTGCCGAATAGCACGACGTCGGAACGGCGCTGGCCGGTGTAGAGCAGCAGTGCGAGCGCCAGCCGCGGCTTGCTGCCAACCGGGTGCCGGGCCTCGAATTGGCGCACCTCTTCGACCGTCCAGGTGTGATAGCCTTCGCTATGCACCTCGATCGGCGGCACGTCCTTGGTCGGATTGTGATCGAGATACCCAACTTCGACAGCCCATTTCATCAGCACCTTGAGCGCCTTGAGCATGTTGTTCGCGCCGTTCGGCTGCTTGGCGCGGCGGTCGCGCAGCGCACGGATGGCCTTCGCCGTGATCTGGTCGTAGGGCAAACGGCCGATCGGCACCGGGCGCGCGCTGCTCAAAGGCTCGTCGCAGATCGATGTCAACATCTGTGCGCGGCGCGTCTGGGTAATTTCGACCAGTTTGTTCGTGAATTCCGGCGAACGTTTGTAACGCTCGCACAGCCATTCGAAACTATCGGTGCCCTTGATGAGCGGCGCGCGCGCTGGCGCGTCTGCTGTCGCCGGCATTGGCGCACCGGCAAGCGCAGCCTGATAGGCGGCCATGAACTCGTCAGATCCCGGCAATCCCGGCAGCCGGATCTTGCGTGCCATGCCGCGCTTGCGGAAATAATGCCGGGCATTGCCGTGCCGGTCGCGGTCGGTGGTGACGTATTTGAGCCTGATGCGCGCCATCTCCAATCCTCCTCAGTTGAGTTCGTCCCAGATGTTATTATTGGTTTCTTCCATATCATCGCCGGGAAGCGCGGCGAAAGCTATGTCAAGTTTCACACGATCCCAGACACGTCGGCGATTAATGAGTTTCGGTCCCGGCATGCGGCCATCGGCCACCATGACATCGAACAGCCGCACGCCGACGCCAATATAGGCCGCCGCGGTTTCCCGTGACAAGCCGCGCGGTGCGAGCGAATGCGGCAATGCGTTGCCGGTGGCTTTATGCGTCTGGCTCATCGCCTGCGTTCTCATCCATCAGCAGCTTGAGAATATCGCGCTCGGTCTCTTCCTTGATCTTGTCCCACATGCTGCCAGATATGAATTCGCGACCGATGCGATCGCGCCTGCGTGCGGCTTCTGCGGCGGCTCTAATGGCTTCGTTCCAGATTTGCGCGCGTGTCATCAGAATGGAATGTCCGTCTCGACGGCATGGCCAGCATCATCGACCTTTATTGTCTGTTCGACGATGGCGAGCTCTGCCGATGGGTCTCTTGCTAGGATGCTATCGCGCCGGGTGCTCGCGTCGTATTCGTTGTCAAAATCTTCGGAAACCTTGATGCCCAGCACGGTGCCTTGCAGGCGATGGACCTGCTTTGTTTCGAAATCCTGGCGTCGGAAGATCTTCACCGAGCGGGCATAGCTTTCCGCGCCGCGAATGAAAAATGCATCACCATTTTCGTTTGTCAGTTGAACGCCGACGATCGTGTCGTTTTCTTTTTCGAATTCGACGCGGACGCTCGGCAAATGGATTTCATTCACGGATTTGATTGAAACCAGCTTCATGATTTTTCTCCTGTCATTCCGTTTCGTCATCCTCATCGATCAGTAGCTTGAGTATGTCGCGCGCTGCGTCGATCCTCATGGCCTCCCACAGGCTGCCTGGCACCGCTTCGCGGTCGCCGCGATCCAGCGTCTCAGCAACCATTGCTGCCGCCCTGATAGCCTCATTCCATATCTGGGTGCGTGTCGGCGTCATGTGCATGCTCCGGGATGTTGATCTGTTCAGGCGCAAGCGTATCAAGTCCGTTCTTTTCCCGATGCGCCTCGATGCTGTCACAGCCTTCAAGCGCAATCCGCATGGCCGCGACTGCGATGCGCACCGCATGGCGCTGCACGACGTCGGACGGCTGCCATGCCATTGCTTGCGCCATGCCCATGAAGGAATTGTGCAGCGCTTTGTAATTGCCGTTATTGTCCGGGCGGGCGCGGCGGGATTCAGCCAGCTTCATCACGACCTGTGCGAGGAATTCTGAGTTTTTCATTTCGATAGCTTCTGTCCGTTCATCTGCCGATGCTCTGGGCAATAGTGAAACCACGTGCCGCGCTCTTTCCGCGCCTGCCAGCCCTTTGCTCGGATGAACTGCGTTGCTTGGAAGAATGAGCGGTCCATGGCGTCGAGCGCGGCCCTGCAGTCGGGGTGGTCGCAGGTGATGAGAAAGTCGGCGCTGTCGGGGTCGTTTCTGCGGATGGTTTCGAGGGTCATGAATCTGCCTCGGCAAGATTTTTTGACAGTATGTTCTGTCGCTGCGGCGGTTCAGGGTTTTGCCCCTTAATCCGTGCCCTGTATTCCTTTTGGATTATGCCATTTGAAGCACAGCCAACGACGCAAGGACTGACGGGGATCAGAACGCCGGTGTTGAGCTTTCTGATGTGTCCACGTCGCCAATGCATCCTCGGTGAGCGCTTTTCGCTGTAACTAGCGTTGCCGTCGTTTTTGTAAATTGTGTCTATGTTAATTTTTGCGATTTTGTATTCGAATGGCGGAAGAGTCGCTTGTCGTTTCGCTGCCCTTATTTGCTGTCGCGATGGCTTTATATCTCGCAATTGAATTGATTGCGATTTCAGCATCACGACTGTGCCGCGAATTTGTTCAAAAAAATGTTGGGCATTTTGAGCGCGAACGTCCCTCGGTGTCTTCCCTTCAGCTTTCGCTCTATTTACAAATTCTCTGTGCGCCTCATCACTATGGAATGGGCTTTGCGGATGGACTATTGCTGCATAGCTTTCCTTTTGCCCTTCGACTTTCTTTTCTGGGGGGTGAAAACGCGAACTACATGAGTGCTCAACAAAGTTTTCATCGCCTAAAAGCGGAACAACGAAGTCTGTGTCCAAGCACCAATTCATCCCAGCGGTGAAACGAGAGAATGCGATTACCGTTATTGCATTATTGCCCTGCAGACAAAGGGCGGCTGATTCACCGTTTTCTGTTAAATCTTCTTTCCATGTAAGAAACGTCAATGGATAAGGAAGTTGGAATATTCCGTTATTTATGCATTCCGTTGCGAAGTATATGCATTCTTCCGGTGGTGGTGTTTCTATTTTAAATTTCTGAGATGTTTGCAAAAAGAGAATAAGTGATTTTATTCCAACACCATCATAAATATTGTTGTCAACACCGGTGTGAATGCTTCTGATTATGTCAATTGCTTCTTGCATGAGAATTACTCAATATCTCTAGATTATTTCGGTCCGGTCAACAGCGCAGGCATATTCCCTCGCTCATAAGCGAGAGCGATCTGCGGGCGAAGCCATTGGCCGACTTGCTGGCCGTCCGGCAGAATGATGTTCGCGAGAAACTCGTTTTCGAATTCGCTGATGCCGCATTCGACGGCTTCGAGTTTGGCCTTGATGACGAGTGCGAGCGCGCGCCAGCGTTGGCGGCAGGCCTGGTCGTAGAGCGTTTCCTGCGAGCTCGCTGTGCGCGGCTTCCAATATCCGCCCTGTTGAAAATGCGTGAAGGCCTTGCTGTTGCGGTCCGGTAGCGGCAGGAAGAATTTGACTTGCCGCTGCATGGCGCGAAACCCAAGAACCGCGCCGTCGTCTTTCCAGCCATACATGAACTGGTCCGCACCGTAGCGCGTCAGCGTGCGCTCGATTTCCATGCGGGATTTCTCGGCGGGCACTTCGGTCTTGGCGGCGTAGCGGGTCATTCCGCCACCTCTTCAACGCTATCCTTTGGCACTGTGAAAAAAGGATAGCCACCGTCTGACTTCATCGTTACGGAGATGTGCGGAACGCCTGTCATTCTGGTGTCATCGCGGGCGAGTCCATAGTCATGCTTTGTGCATGCGAATACGATGGTGCCAGCGGTTGCCTTGGTCTCAGTGGTGGCGTCTTTCTTCATGCGGTAGCGGGTCATGAATTCATCATCCGGGCTGAAGCACGGCACCGATGAAAGTCGCAATACGGAACGCCGCATGGCTTCTCATGGCCGCAGAATTTAATCGGCGTCTCGTTCGTGACAGGCCATTTGCAGGTGCGTTCCGTGAGGTCGTGAATGCCGAGCATGAGCGGTGCTGGTGCTTCGCTGACGATTTGCGGTTTCGGTGCCAGTTTCGGCAACGCTCGCTTCGATGGCGGTATAAGAAAGCGCTTGCCTCGAAATTTCTGCGGCTTCGGCTTTTCCGGTTTAGCTTGCTGCTGCTTGGGCTTTCGCGGCTGGCTAATGCTGCGTCTTTCCGGCAGGCTGAAGCGCCTGCGTGCGCCTGCAATGGCATCCCTGGACACGCCGATTGCTTCGCCGATTTTCGAGCAAGAATTCGAGCTATCGGCCCACATTTCACGCAGGATTTTTACTCGCTCGTCGGTCCAACTGGTCATGCCGCACCTGCAATCTTGATCCTGCAGCCCGGCGTTTCATCGGGCATGGCAATCCGCTTGTAGGCCGCTAACGTCACGACCTGGCTATCGTCGCGCCATATGCCAGCCGAGCCGATAGCATCGAGAATGGCGCGCGCAAGCTTGTCGATGTCTGGTTTCTTGACTGCGGCCGGCGTGCGGCTCTTGGGCGTCGATACGGGCCTTTTCAGTATAAAGAGCAATTCCACATAGACACCGCCGTCGAAGAACGCGAGAGGCTTTCCTGCAGCGTCGAGGCAGGCAGAGCGCACGTCCGAACGCCACGGCGCGACATGCTTGGAAGACTCCACCATGATGCCGTTGCCGACATGGCGTTTTGAGCCTTGCGGCGCGGGATGGCCGGGAACGAACACTTCAAAGCGCTCTTTCATTTCACGCGCGCAGGAAAGAAGCCGGCGAAAAAGCCCAGCGTCGCACCAAGCTGCCACGCCTCGAGCGGATGCTGAAGCAGGCTGAAGGCGACAAGCGTTTGGTCGACGGGATTGTTGGCAACTACTGCGATGAGGTGAGCCGCCAGTGCGCCGACGGCCGCGCATGCGATGATGCGCAGGAAGGCAAAGCAAATGGCGAAAATGAATGCTTGTATCCAAACGAACCACATGATCAGCCCGCCATCACATGAAGGGCGAGCAGCGTGGCGCTGGCGATCCAGCCGGCCGAACCAATCAGCCAGGCCGATTTGAGCGACTGCACGACGTTCTCGACAGTCCAGTACCAGGCGCGCTGCAGGATGATGCGGGCGGCGTGATAGACGCTCTGGCCGATGAGTTGCCATCCACCCTTGAAGATGGTCCAGAGCGCTGCGAGCTCACCCTGCGGCGCAATCGCTCGTGCGGCGCGGTCCGGCGCATAGCGGCTGAAATCGATTGTGTCAGGATACGTCGTCGCGAGTGCCATCTTGCGCCCTTTAAAAAGGGCCGGTCAGAAAAGCGTTACGAAACTGACCGGCCAAGTTTTGGGAGGAAACGCCCAAGGAGGGCACGAGCGTCAAACCAGTCATGAAGCTCGCAAGAGGCAGTGAAACAGAAATTGCACAGCAGCGTCAATTAAAATTGCACAATACTGTGCAATCAAACTTCGCCTATGGTAAACACCACGCGGCCGAGCACGGTGCAATCGTCTTTGCTGTTGATGGTGATGGGGCCGAAATTGGGATTTGCGGCCTGCAGGATGAAGGGAAACGCCGGATTACTGGGCTGATATGGCCGGCTGGACTTCAATTGCCGAACTGTCGGTTCCATGCCGGGAAATTGCACAAGCAGGAATTTGCCAGGCATGATGTCACGGTCCGGATCGACAACAACGTGTGAGAATGGCGGGAATGAGTAACCGCTATCGCCAACCATCGAATTATCTTCGGCAGTGATTTCGAAAGCAAAACTACGTGGCCCGGCGAGCAAGCTGCTTGAGACGGGCAGAAATTCCTTAGTCATTTCCGCTAAGGCCTCTTTGCCAGAGATTATTTTCTGAATGTCGCTCGCTCGTATTATGGGAATATATCGAACTGCCTCTAAAAGGAAAGATTTTTCATAAACCTGATTGGGGACGTGGTTAATTTCACTAGCAGATTCAGTTGCTTCCGCTGACCTGTATTCAGCGATTTCTGGACCATTGCCAAATAAAAGGAAGTCGCGCGACACGTTGAACAGCTCGCAATAATGCTGCAGCGTGTCTTCGCTGTCCGGCATGCGCTCGCCGCGCTCATGCGAATAATAGGTGCGTGGGGCAATGCACCATACATCAGGCAAGCTGTCGATAGCGGCCTTGCGCGTGGCGTATTTCGCTTTCTTGCGCGCCCATTGCAGACGGCGGCCGAATTCCTTGGCCTGCTGCCGTCGCCATCCTTCCGGGTTGCCTTCGTCCATTAATCATTCCTCGCGTTTGCACGTAATGTACACGCCATCGTGCAAAAAATCTATTGACTATTTTTGGGCGGAAATTGCACAGTATTGTGCATGAACGTGCAACCGATTGATTTCCCGCGTCTTTTGCGCCTTTGGCCGGCAGACGACAAAAACACGGCCTATGCCGAGCTCGCTGAAGACATGGGCGTACCGTCCAGTCGTGCGCGGCAATGGCTTAATCGAAACTATCTGCCGCCCTGCTACTGGCCGCGTTTCGCGAATGTCCTGGCGGCAAAATTCGGGCTGACCATCACGCAAGAGCAGCTCGTCGAGGCGTCCTATTCCCACGGCGAGAAACTCAGTGCACGCGGCCGGCGCGCAGCCGAAACCCGCAAGCGTAACCGGGAAGGACAGGCTGATGCGCCGGCAACTGATTGAGACGCCGAGATACCGGGTTGTGCGCACGCCAGAAGGCGCGATGACCTTGACCGAAGCATCGCAGCGCTATGGCATATCCAGGCGCGCGCTTGATTACCGCATTCAAAAAGGCTGGTCCGTCGAAGCGTGCGTCAGCCCTGCGAAAAAGCCGAACCCACATTGCCGGCTTCTCATCAGCACGCCTGACGGCCTCATGACTCGCGCGGAAGCGGCCAGCTTTTACGGCGTGAACAGGAGCACACTCAGACGCCGCTTGTGGGAAGGTGTTCCGGTCGAGCGCGCGATTGAGCCTGCAAAGGAGAGAGGCAGGCGCATGTGGGACACGCCTTACGGGCGCATGTCTCTATACCGACTTCAGGAAGTTATCGGCGTTGAAATCAGAACCCTGCAGGCGCGAGTTTATTACCTTCATTGGACTGAGGAAGAGGCGTTCAACACGCCTGCTTACGGCAAGCGCGGCCAGCATTTCATTCTGTCGCCGGAAGAATATCGGCGTCGATTGCAAGGGGTGCGTGATGCCTAGGAAAGTCAGGAAATTCACCGAAGCCGACGCGGCCGCTCTGAAGCTCATCAAGGCGTGCGGTTTCGTCGGTGTCGACCGGGATAAATTCTATCTCGAATCCAATCGCCAGATCGGTTCGTGGCGGATTCACCGGCTGGTTGAGCATGGGTATTTGAAGCCTTCCCATGACTGCCTGCCGGGGGGGGTGTCGCAGACTTATCGGCCTGTGGAGGCTGGTGATGCTGCTTGATCCGTACAGAGATATCCAGGCCAAAGCCGGGTCGAAACGCTTCTGGACAACGCGGGAAGAGAAAGTCTTGCGCGAGAACTACGCCGAGCATGGTGCGGAGCATTGCGCGACACTATTGCCGGGCCGGCCAATTGGCGCGGTGTATCAGCACGCGCACAAGATGGGCCTGAAGGGCAAGCATCACACCAATCCGGATTTTCGCAAGCGCTGGACGACGAGCGAGCAAATCGATGCCGTCATTCGCCGCGCCTATCAGGCGAGTGAACCCAAGCGCGACCTTATTGCAAAGACTGCGCAAGCTGTCGGGCGGCCGCGGTGGTGGGTATCGAAGCGCGCGCAGGCACTCGGCATCGTTGCGCCGCGCTTCAAAGAGCCGCCCTGGACGCAAGCCGAAATCGACCTGGCTGAAGCGCATGCGCACAAGCATCTGGCGACAATCAGGCGGATACTGAAGCGGCACGGGTTCAGCCGCACGGAAACCGCCATCAAGGTCAAGCTGGTGCGTCTCGGCGCGATGCGTGAAGACCCGAACCACTACACCGCGCATGGCCTGGCCAAGCTGTTCGGCATCGATGTGAAGAGTGTCACGCGCTGGATTGAAACCGGCCGGCTCAACGCCAAGCGGCGCGGGACAGACCGCGGCGACAAGCAGGGCGGCGACATGTGGTGGATACACCGCAAGCAGGTTCGTCGGTTCGTTGCTGAAAATGTCGCGGCCGTCGATTTCCGCAAGGTCGACAAGTTTTGGCTGGTCGATTTGCTGGTGGGATTTGCCGAATGACCAATCCTCATTGGTGGACGCTCAAAGACTACGTTCGCCGCCGCGCTCGCAATCGCTGTGAATATTGCCTGCTACGGCCAATCGCTGATCTGCATCATCGGACGTACGCCAACAACGGTGCCGAACATTCGATGGATGTCATGGGTGTCTGCCGAGCATGTCACCGGCACATCCACGACGGACGCAGCGTCTTGGTTTCGGAAAATAGCATTGCCGCCTTTGGCGATCACGGCACCGGAACCCACTCACCGCACTGGTTGAGTTATTTGAAGCAAGTCGATTGCGAAGAAAGTGCATGCAATGAATAGCATCGAAATTCGGTCGTTAGATTTTATCCGTGAACGGCACATTGTTCGTCCGATTAATGCTGCCTACGTTGAGCGGCTCGTTTCACAAATAAAAGTAATTGGTGTCAAGGCGTATCCGCTTTCAGTGACGTCTGATGGAATTCTCTTCGGCGGCAATCATCGCTATGAAGCATTCAAGAAAATCGGCATCGATGAATGCTGGATTCACATCTCCGATCCAAAATCCCTAGATCGAGAAGCAATCGAGCTAAACCGCGCCTCCGAAGACGCGTTGAAGATGACGTTCGTCGATTATGCGGAGATGGTCTGGCGGCGCATCAGCGACGGCGTAAAGCAGCAGGCGCTTGCGGATGAGCTGGGATGGTCGAGGGAGAAGGTCAAAGACTACGCTGCAATTCAGAAAATCGACGCTGAAGCTTGGAAAATAGTTGGTGCCACTTTGCGCGATCTTCCCTTGGTGCCAGATGACGAGCTGGCACCAAGCAATGGTGCCACGGCACCATTTTCCGAACGCCTTCTTCGCGAGATTATCAGCCTTACGCCTGCCCAACAGCTCGACCTTGTCCGCAAGCTCTCACGCGGGAAGAATAGCAAGGGTCACAGCTTCACGAAGAAGGATTTCAAGGACGAGGCTGAGCGATGCCGTATCTACAATGCGTTGGTGGCCGCTGCGCTTTCGGCGCTCGATGGACGTATTCAGGGCGAGCGGCTAGCAGAGAACCAGGCCGAAATTGCCGAAGAGCTAAAACAGCGCGCCTACATCGAAGAGTTCATTCAAAAGGGCCAACCCGGCGCAAGGTTCCAGAGGCTGGTTCAGTCCTATATCGACGCCTACGAAGAGGCGATGAACATCCGCGTCATCGTGAAAGATATCCGCGATCTGACGGCGACGGATATTCCTGACGGCTCAATCGATGCCGTAGTCACTGACCCGCCCTATCCGAAAGAGTTCGTCAATCTGTTCGACGATCTCGGAGCGCTTGCCGCGCGTGCACTTAAGCCGGGCGGCTCTTTGCTCTGCCTTTGCGGCCAGTCCTACCTTCCGCAGTACATCGAACTGCTAAGCCGTCATCTCGATTACCAATGGGTGATCGGCGTGCACATGCCGGGCGGGCAGGCTGTCCAACTTCATCAGCGTGAAGTGACGGCATTTTGGAAGCCAATACTCTGGTTCACCAAAGGACCACGTGAGGGCAAATGGGTCTCTGATTTTATTCGTACTGACGCGAACAACAACGACAAAACCCATCACCATTGGGGCCAGTCCGAGCAAATCATGCAGGGCATGATCGAACGCGTCTCGTTGGCCGGTGAAACTATCCTCGATCCCTTTCTAGGAGGAGGTACAGGCGGCGTCGTTTGCAGAAAATTGAAACGCAAATTCATCGGTGTCGAAATCGATGAGGAAACCGCGGCCGGCGCGCTGAAGCGGATCGGAGGAGCTGACCTTGAATAGTGAATTGAGATTGGAAAATGGTGTCAAGCAGCGGATGGATGGCGGTGGGGATTCCTTCGGAAATGCGCACCGTGAGGCATTGGGCAACTGGGCTTACATGCAGGATTTTGATTCCATATTTGGATTTGAGGCATTTGCCAAAAATACAAGTGACTTGCTTTTTACTGAATATGAGCCGGATCAATATAAAAACAGCGGCAACTTGATTAGAAATTTTGCTACGATAGCTCTGTTCGATAGAAAAAAACATTTCAATCTAGCTGAACGCGCTCTTCAATGCTCTCGTCCAGTCTTGACGGCATACTACCTTCATCAATGCCGATTGAATGCTTCAGTTCAGCCAATCCCACCTCGTTTTTTCTTTTGCGTCGATATTGATGAAGGATGGCAGCTACTTGAAGTCGATATCAATACCGGAGAAAAAATCGGTCCGCGTCATGGTCATCATATCACGCGCGAAAACATGGATTACGTATGGACAGCAATCGGCCTGCGTGACGCGCATTGTGGAGTCAGGAAATGGCTACAGAACAGGCCATCATGACCCGCTGGCAAAACCCGCAATTGCAAGAGCACCTGGCCGAATTATCCGCGCGCGGCATGAGCGCTGCGCAGATTGCCGAACAGATCGGCGTGACGCGTGACGCCGTGAAAAGCGCGATGACGCGGTACGGATTGTTTGCGTCGACCGGCCGCAGACTGACGAATTATTCAAGGGCTGAAGATGGCGCTGCAAATCACGACCGCTGACGAACGCAGGGCGGCAAAGAACAAGACCTCGCTTGCCATCTTCGGCCCGTATGGCGTCGGCAAGACATCGCTGCTCAAGACGTTGCCGGCAGACTATACGCTGTGCATCGACCTCGAGGCGGGCATGAAATCGGTGCATAGCTGGCCGGGCGCGAGTATCGAGATACGCGACTTCAGGGATTTTCAGGATCTCACTGCGCTCATCGGCGGGCTGGATCCGGCCGTTGCGCAAAACGCCTGGTACAGCCAATCGCATCACGCGCATGTCGTGCAGACCTATGCCGGCAGCCAGGTCGAGCAATTCGTCAGAACGCGGCCTGTCATCTTCGTCGATTCCATCACCGACTTGACGCGCATGGCGATGACCTATGCGCAGCAGCAGCCTGATGCGTTTTCAGAGCGTTCCGGCAAGCCGGACACGCGCGGCGCTTACGGACTGCTTGCGCGTGAAGTCATCCGCGCCTTGAGGCATCTGCAGCGCGCCAATGGCAAGACCGTCATATTCGTCGGCCTGCTCGATTTCGATACCGAAACACGGCTGTGGACGCCGCAGATGGAAGGCGCGAAATCCGGCAAGGAACTGCCTGGCATCGTCGACCAGGTGATGACGATGCAGTTTTTTGACCGCACGCCGGAAGGCGAACTGCAACTCGGCCGCGCGGGTGCAACCGAACGCCTGCTCGTCTGCAAGGAAGGCAATCGATGGGGCTTGCCGGCAAAGGACCGTTCCGGCCGGCTGTCGGAAACTGAACCGCCAGACCTCACCGCTCTCTTGAACAAAATCAACGCCTGCTAAAAAGGAGACTGCCATGCTCGATTTCAGCGACGCCAATCCGCACATTGCACCGATTGGTGAACTCATTACCGACGGCGCTTTCGTCAAGCTCAAACTGAAAATCCGTCCAGGTGGCCACAACGGCGCCGACCCGATGGACGCCAACATGCTGAAGAAATCGCAGACGTCCGATGCGGTTTTTCTCGACGGCGAATTTACTGTCGAAGGCGGCGAATTCAACAACCGCAAGCTCTGGCAGAACCTCATCGTCGACGGTGGCAAGCGCGACAAGAACAACGTGTCGATCGGCTGGAATATGACGAAAAATCTTATCCGCGCCATGATCGACAGTGCGGCCAGGCTCAATCCGGACGACAAGAGCGATCAGGCCAACCAGCAGCGACGCATTCAGGCGTTCAAGCAGCTCGACGGCATTACCTTCATTGCGCGCGTCATGGTGCGGCCGTCCGACAATGAGCAGTACAGCGATAAAAACGAAATCGCGAACTGCGTGTTCGTGACCGATCCGCAATACGAGGCCGTCATGAACGGCCAGCACGTCACACCGGATCCGATTGGCGCGAAGCCGAAGAAGCAGGCGGGCAACGCGGCAGCGCCGGCACAGCAATCGCTCGGCTGGCAGAACGGGGCCGCGGCAGCAGCGCCAGCACAGCAGCCGATGCAGCCGCCAGCACAGCAGCAAACCGCCGCTGCAGCGCCATCATGGGTGACGGGATAGCGAATGCGTGAAGCGGACGAAAGCGCCGCTCGCGACCTGTCTGAAGCTGAATGGCTCGACCATCTGCGGCGTGAGACGGCAATGGAAATCGGCAAATGGTTCGAAGGGCGCGGAAGGCTGCATCAGCCTATAAGGGTGCTCACGCTAAGGGAGCTGGAGGCAATCGCCGAAGCAGCAACCGCGCGCTGGATAGTGCTGGCCTCGCTGCGGCTCGCGCTCGCCAGACCGAAAGCCAAAGCGTTCGAGTTTCTCTTGGGCGGCTAGCGCTTTGTGCCATTTGCGGGCGTGAGGCGCACGGCTTCGGATATTGCCACCTGCTTCAGTGGGACCGCTTTCCATTTTACCGCTTCTGCTCGCTTCGTTGCCAGGACATCGGGACGGCTCTTGCTCGGGAGAATTTCGGAATGATCGACAAGACGGTGCGTGAAAAGCAGGCGATCAAGGATGCGCGCAAGCCTTTCGCTGAAGCGCTGACGGAGCTCGGATTGATGGAGCCGTTCTTTCATCGGACGGCTGACGATATCGACCGGCTGATTGAGGCCTGCGTCGACGGGTTTCACAGCTCCCTGACGGAGCAGACGGAGCAGTTGAAGCGGGATTTGAACGACGAATTGCCATTTTGAGTTGATGCGGTCATGAGAATGCAATTCGATGAGAAATGCGAAAAGTGTGACGAGCTTGGCAGAACGGGGAACTCGTGGCCCGTGACAGCCGGGAGAGGCACCGGCACCAGTTTCGCCAGAAATGGCGTCCGGAAAGCTGGGCGGAAAAACAGGGTGACTGCAGCGGCTTTTGTCTCGCGGAGAACGACCTGTGACAACCGGGAGAGACCGGTACCTAATTTCAAGTTTCCCAAGTTGCCCGTGCGCGGTCGCTGGGACTGTGAAGGCGATGGCTGGATTTCGGATGGCTGACAGATGCTCATCGATTTCAATCACGGTTCAAAATTTCAGTATCGAGCGGAAGCGCCTGCAATGAGTGACATTCAGCTATCGGAAAAACAGCAGCGCGCTATTGCCTCGATAAAGGACTGGTTCAAGATGCGCACCGACAGCCAGCAGATTTTTCGGCTGTTCGGGTATGCCGGTACCGGGAAAACCACGGTGCTGAAATATGCGCTGAAAGAGCTTGATATTAAGGATCTTAAACCAAGCAGATATGACGAGGACAGTTGTGAGCGTCAATACAATCACGGTGGCGTTGTTACCGCGACGTTCACCGGCAAGGCCGCGCTCGTTTTGCGCCAGAAAGGTACGCCGGCGCGCACCATTCACAGCTTGATCTATCGCGTGACGGAGGTAACAGAAGAAGAAGTTAAGGCGCGACAAAAAGAAATTGACGACACCAGGGAAGCAGCGAAATCGATTACCGATGATTTTGAAAGAGTTGCTGAACAGGCGCGCATAACCGGGATGGAAGAGGCGCTAAAAAAACTGAAGCAGCCATCCTTCTCGCTCAATCCGCAGAGTGATGCCGCGTTCGCTGATCTCATCGTCTTGGATGAGGTGTCGATGGTTAGTGAAGACATGGCCAAGGATCTTATGAGCTTCGGCAAGCCAATCCTCGTGCTTGGCGATCCAGGCCAGTTGCCACCGATTCACGGTGAGGGCGCATTCACTAATTGCGAGCCGGATATCATGCTCACCGAAATCCATCGGCAGGCTGGCGAGAGCGCTATTATTCGTTTGGCAACCGCGGCGCGCATCGGCCAACCCATCGACTATGGCTGCTATGACGCGCATGTCGCCAAGCTGCCAAAAGGCTCATTGACGGCCGCACAGATGCTACGTGGCGGGCAAGTAATTTGCGGGATGAACGCCACGCGGCTGCAGTTGAATAACGATATGCGCCTCGCTGCTGGCTTCAACGGAAATGCATTGCCGACAGGCAATGGCGAGAAAATCATCTGCCTGAAGAATATGAACGACCGCGGTCTTATCAACGGCATGTTCATTACTCTCGCCGATGTCAAGCCAACCGATGAGGACCATTGCTTTACGGCAAAGATTTTTGATGAAAACGGCGATCCAATCCAATCGAAATCAAATTCCGGAGAAATCTTAGACCAGTATATTTACACCGGACACTTTCATGATCACGTCCATTTTGACAAAGAACGCAGCAACCGTGATTGGAGGCTAAAAAAAGGCCTCGTCGAAGCTACCTACGGCTGGGCAATCACCTGCCATAAGGCGCAAGGCTCGCAATGGGAAAACGTCATCGTCTGGGATGACGGGCTTGGTCGCACGGATCTCGACCGCCGGCGGTGGTTGTATACTGCCATAACTCGCGCCGAAAAGGGCTTGGTGATCCTGTCATGATGGCTGAGGTGATTTCAAAAAAATGCTAGATTTCACCGATGCAAATCCGCGTCTCACGCCATTTATGGCGAATGGTAGTGGCGGCTATTCTGCGCCGGCGCCGCAGCAGCGCAAGCTGTCTTTTGACGAAAAACTCAGGCTGATTGAAGGCCGCGAATTGCTTGTGCTTTCCGCCGTGGGTATCGTGCCGCCAAAGCGCCGTGATGAGAAAATGCGGTGTCCGTTCCCGGATCATGAGGACAAGGATCCGTCGTGGCGCTGGGAAGAGCGGCAAAACCGATATTTCTGCTCATGCTATCCGACTAGCGGCGATGTCCTGGACATCATTCAGCGCATGGGATACGCCAGCAAGGCCAGTGAGGCACTGGACTGGGCTGTCAACTGGCTTGGCCTGCAAGAGCCGCTAAAGCTTAAGCCGCAGGTGTCCGCACCGACTGCGGAGCCCGCGCCTGCCGTTTCAAAAACGCTTTCCATGGCTCAAAGGCGATGGAATGAAGCTGGGCCGATTGCAGGCACGCTTGCTGAGACATATCTACGGACCGGCCGCGGCCTGAATACGATTTCGCTCAGCTCAAACGATATGCGATTTCACCAAAGTCTTTTGTGCAAAGAGGTCGACAGCTCTTTGCCGGCACTCATCGTGCTGGTACGCAATTGCAAGCTTGAACCGATGGGTATCCAGCGAATCTGGATCGATCCAGAAACCGGCCGGCGCGCTGCCGTCAAAAAAAAAGGTGCAGGCATAATCACCGGCGGCGCATTTCACAATGCCGCACCGGCTGAGCACATGGGCATTGCTGAAGGACCGGAAACGGCAATGTCTGTGCAGCAAATTTTTGGCATTCCGTGCGCTGCTACGCTGTCGGCCGGGAACATGCAAAATTTCATTCCGCCTGAAGGCGTGCGCAAGATCACGATTTTTGCTGACGCCGATAAGCCGGATAAAAAGGCCGTTCCCAAGCTCATTCAGAAAGCAGTAAATGCACTGACGGAAAGCGGCTTGGAAATTTCAATCATGCATCCTCTGGTGAAAGAGGGTGATTTCAATGACGATCTACGAAACGGTGCGACGGCCAAGGATTATCAACTTGCTGAAACGCCGGCCGCCAAGAAACGTGAAAAAACCCGTTTTCCTCATTTAGCGACAGCCAGGCAAACCGTTGAACAGATTGGCGCTGAATCTGTGATTTGCACCGGCTCTGGAATTTGGACATGGAACAAGGGCGTATGGTTGCAAACGCCAGATAGGCGTATCAAGCAGGAAATCCATTTGGCCGCTACCGGCCGTGGTGCTGAGCCGATCGAGGATCTCAAAAAGGCTGACGTCGATAGCGTTCTGGATCTGTTCAAGACCGAGACTTTCCGACCAGATCACGCCTTCAACTGCGCATCGTCCGATTTTGTCAATGTCGCCAATGGCGAGCTTTTTTTTGACGGGCAGGACTGGACGCTGAAGCCGCATTGCCGCGAGCATTACAGCACATCGCAAATCCCGATTACCTACGATCCGACGGCAAGGGCCGTCCGCTTCGAACGGTTCCTCGAAGAAGTCTTTGAAGGTGATTCGGACGCCGAAGCGAAGATACGTTGCACCGTCGCGATGATAGGCTACTGCCTTCTGACAACAACGCGATTTGAGCGCTTTTTCATCCTCATCGGGCGCGGCTCAAATGGCAAATCTGTCTTGCTCGCCGTCATCGAGGCGCTGCTCGGCCTGCGCAATGTCAGTGCAATCCAGCCGGACCAGTTCGGGAACAAGTTCCAGCGCGCGCATCTTCTCGGCAAGCTGGCGAACATCGTCACCGAGATCAAGCAGGGTGCCGTCATCGATGACGCGGCGCTCAAGGCGATCGTGTCCGGCGAGCTCGCAACCGCCGAACAGAAATTTCGCGATCCATTCGACTTTCGGCCGCACGCGACATGCCTTTTCGGTACGAACCATATGCCAGCCACGCGCGATTTCAGTGACGCGGTTTTTCGTCGCGCCGTCATCCTTAAGTTCAATCGCCAGTTCACCGGCGCTCTCAAGGATACGAAGTTGAAGGACAAGCTCATGACCGAGCTCCCCGGCATCCTCAATCTTGCACTTCATGGTATCGCGGAAGCCATCAGCGACGGCGACTTTGCCGAGCCACCGAGCAGTGAAACGGCCAAGGCCGAATGGCGGAAAGAAAATGATCAGGTTCAGGTTTTTGTCGAAGATCTTTGCACAGAAGCGCCTGGCGCCTGGATAGGTTCGACCGTTCTATACGAGCGGTATCGAAAATGGGCTGACAGCGCTGGCGTTGAAAGGAAGCTATCGCAGAAAGGATTCACCCAGCGGTTGTGCTATCGCGGCATTGAAGCCAAACACGAGAGTAAGGGGAACATCCTTTACGGCATAAAGATCGATCAGATGAAAGACATGAGGGACGAGCCTGTGAAGGATGTGTGAAGGATGTATCGACAAAACACGGCTAAAAAACCTAATGAAATCAATGTGTTTGAAGGGTATGAAGGATGTGAAGGATTTTTTAAAACACGCACATACGCGTGAGTCTGAGATTTTTACCCTGTCGGAAAGGGTCTCTCATGCACGCGCGCGCACGCGATAAGTAAAAAAACCCTTCACATCCTTCACACCCTTCACAAGCGGGCGAGGCGCTTCCACTCATGAAAGACGACGAAATCCGCAGGCTGCATTCCAAGTCCTGGCGCGCCGATACCGTGAAAGAGCGTGTTCGCATTCGGAAGAGCGCACTTTGGCTGCAGGGACATCCGCTCAGCATTCGTGAGAGCCGTGCGAGCAAGCGCACCAGGGAACAGCAACAGCGCGCAACCCTTCGTCCGCGTCCGCTGCTCACGCCATTGCCGCAACGCCTGGCATTGATGAAAGCCGGTAAGCCTTATCTGACGACGCTCGACAGGATGCTCGATGATGACGAGGCGCGCGCTCTCGGAAAGTGGGCCGAATGCGAAGAGGTGCTGCAGGGTCGTGCGAAAGCGGCGTGCCTGGATGGCAAGGGTGGCGCAATGCGCATACGCAGTCCGATTCCGGACGATTGGCTGATCATCATTCGCGAGCACATCACCATGCAGCGATATCTGCCTACCAGGTCACTGCGATTGCTCGCAGCGTTTACCGCGATTCAGAACGGCCTTGAAGGCGCGCTCACGCCAGCGCAATATGGCTTGCGATTCTATCCGCGTACTACGAACAAGCGGATGGCGTTTCTGGATGGGATTGCCGAGACGGCATGCGGGTTGACGGCTGAAGGGTATTAAGGTGAACGAAAAATCAGAAAGCCGGACTGGAACACTTCATGTCGGATTGCTGATATTCGCGATGTACGCCTGCCTGGCTTGCGCTCATTTTCTAAATCCTGAAATGCCTGACTGGTTGTATAAACTGGAATTTGCAACTGGTTGCGTACTCATGGCTGGCACGGTTTTCTTGTTGAAGCGCGACATTGAGCGAATGGACGCTGAAATTGAAATCTTGAAAGCTGAAGAAGAACGGCTGCGCAGGCGGATTGACGGGTGAAGGGTATTGAGAATGCTCATGATCATGTTCATGCGGGTAGCGCCCGCGTTTCAGGAGATGATCCATGAGAGGACGTGCATATCGGCGTCGCAAGGCATTTACAAAAATGATGCGCCGGCTGAAGGAAGACCGGAATGAGCATTACGACAATTTAAAATGCGCTTGCTGGCATGATCCGCGTGCAATAGCTCGCTTCAAAGAGCAGCCGCAGATCTGCAGTTGCCTGGGATGCGGCAATCAGCGAAAGCATTATGGACTGACGATTCAGGAGCGGCGCTGGGTTGACGGCTGAAGTGGTTTTAGGGAACAGCAATATGGGACTTGATATTTCGCACGACGCATTCAGCGGTCCGTATTCGGCATTTAATCGATTTCGCCAAATCGTCGCAAAGGCTTCCGGTAGTTCGTTCCCACCGCATGAGGATCGAAGCCTTGACGAGGATCAATATTATCCGGGTGACGAAGTGCAGCCGGAAACACGTCCAGGTCTATGGGAATTTTTTAAGCATTCCGATTGTGATGGTGAAATTTCGCCGGAGCTTTGCGGCAAGCTTGCCGATGAGATGGAACAGCTTTTGCCGGCCATTGATGCTTTGAGCGATAGCGGCGGACGGCAGGGCGGCTATGGAACCGTGGCAAGGCGATTTATCAAGGGCTGTCGCGAAGCGGCTGCAGCCAATGAGCCATTGGAGTTTTGCTGAGATTTGAGATTATCAAATCCCTCTTGACAGCCAACGACCCAAAATATAACGATATTCCTATTCTGGAGAAAGTACACCCAACCCGCCGCACAACCGTGTCGAGCGGGTTTTTTCATGGGAATTTTCAACATGCAGAACGCAGGGTAAATCCACGCGCATTGCGCAAGGTTTGTATGCCATCACCAAATGCAGCACATACAATGACGCCTGCTCAAGAAACTCGGTTAAATGCTGCGACGACATGGGTTCCATTGACGCTGGTGGCCAGCGTCGTGGCGGTCGTGGTGTGGGGCACATGGTCCCTATCGAGTGAGCGGACGCAGATTTATGCGCGCATAGACCAAATCAGCAGTCAGGTGGAAAGCCTGACGACTACGGTAGGCCAGTTGGCGGACGTCATCGGCAAGCCGAATGCGGGTGCATACACGAAGCAGGATTTCATCCTGGATTGCCTGCGCTCGGAAATCGCCAATGCGAATTGGAAGTGCGTCTATAGCGGCGTGAGTGAGAGCGAAGCCAAACGATGACGTGTACGCTTCCTGCAGAACGTGGATCGAAACCTATTCCCGCGACAACCCGCCGTGCAGTAAATCATCGCGCTCAAGGTTGCTGCGAAAACTGCGGCGCACGCACGACTCTGGCATTGCATCACCTGCACTATGACACCGTCGGCGAGGAAAGACCCGATGATCTTCGGGCGCTTTGTCGTGAATGTCATTTGGGTGAGCATATTGATATCAATGGTGTTTTCTGGGCTGATCCTGTCGAGCGGTATTACCATTGGGAAACCTATGATCGATTGGCGTTCAGCGGATAAGGGCAAGTAAAATGGGCATCTTCAAATTCGCGTTGAACGATTTGGTTCGGATGAAGATGAGCGGCGAAAAAGGCCAGGTCCATGCGCGTGCCGAATATGTGGACGGCAGCGATAATCATTATCTCGTTCACTATGTGGCTGCAGACGGCTGTTATTGCGAACGCTGGTTGAGCGAGAGCGTGCTGGATATCCAGCCACCTGCACCATAGCAAACCGCATTTGCTTTTCACCGGTTTCCGTTGGCACACCATGAAAGGCAACACCGAAGTGCCAACACATTCGGAGCTAGAACCCGATGGATAACGACATCGAAGCGAAAGTTAAGCATATGGTCGATAAGGCATCCAAGGCCGTAAAATCGGAGGATGCGTTGCGATTTTCGCAGGCTGCCTTAAATGCAGCAAATGCCATGTGCTCGCTTGGTAACGCGACTAAATAATTCCACAATTCCAGAAGGGAGCGCCGCGCGGAGTGGTCGTTGCGACCTTTGCCCTGCTCATGGTGACATATCCAGAGCGAAACAGCGGCAACTTATTTTAAATTTCAAGGAGCAGATTGATGAGCGTGAATAGTTCCGACCGCGAATGGCTTGAGCAGTTTTTCAGTTTCGAACATCTGAAGCCGGAATTGAAGGACGTGAGCAGGCCGTTCTGTGCGACGGCTCAGTGGCTCATTCAGAATTTAGAGCGCAACCCGGAAAGAACGATAGCTCTGCGTAAGCTGCTGGAAGCCAAAGACGCCGCTGTCCGCTGCAAGGTGGCCAGCCTAGCCGATACAGCCGACGAACCTAAGGCATAGTTTTTGTGTGCGCGTCCGGTCCAGTCTTTCCCGACTAAGAGCCAGCTCTATGGCCGGCAATGGCGCTATGCACGGGCGAATTATCTGGCGCGCAATCCCTACTGTGTCATGTGCCAGCGTGAGGGAAAGGTGGCTGCAGCCAAGCATGTCGACCACATCGAGAAGCACCACGGCAATCTGCAACTCTTCTGGGATGAGGATAATTGGCAGGGCCTATGCGAGCATCACCACAACAGCGTCAAGCAGGCTGAAGAGAAGTCCGGCAGGCTGATAGGCGTCGACAGGAATGGCAGGCCGACGCATCCCAATCATCCGTGGAATAAATAACTAGCGTTTCTACTGAGTGAATGCGTCGTCGATTGTTCAATGCGAATTGTCCGATCGACAGGACAAGTGCGTTTATTGCGGTGCGTCGCCAGAAGGTCGGAAGCGAAAGTTTTGCAATTCTGAATGTCGAAAAGCTGCGTATTTACAAAACGATCGCGCTAAGGGCGTTCGGCCTCGCGCTGAACTGAATGCTGAAAGGGCGGCCGCATCCGTTATTAATCGTGATTATGTATGTTGTGGATGCACACAGACCTTTAGGCCGAAAAAGCACGGCTATACAAAGTACTGCTCGCGGCATTGTTTCTTTGCACAGAAAAAAGCGCGCGCTGAGGCTAATGCAAAACGTAAAAAAATAAAGCGTAATCTGGAAGCTATACTCGCGCCCTTACGCGCAATTCGTGAGACTGCATACAAGGGGTGCAGCAAAAAGTTCGTGACGAATACGCGTCGCAAATACTGTTCAAGTTCATGTCGGCCGGTTCCGGCGTATAAGCTGAAGCGATTGAGCTTCAAGTGCGCTGAGTGCGGATCAACTAAGGCTCAAACCATTAGATGGATAAAGTTTTGCAGCAAGCGATGTGGAGATAGATATGGTCGCCGCGCTACGAAACAAAGGAAGCGTGCGCTTCTGGCAAGTGTCACGGTTGAAAATGTGGATCCATTTGCAGTGTTCCATCGTGATGGATGGAAATGTCAGATATGCCATAGGCGTACACCAAAGCGGTTGCGTGGAACAAGCCAGCCGAGAGCACCAGAGTTAGATCACATCGTGCCGTTATCGAAGGGTGGGGATCATTCTTACTCGAACACGCAATGTGCTTGTCGTGAATGCAATGGCAAAAAGAATGCCAGCGTTTATGGTCAGCTCAACATGTTTCCAAAGGTTGTATACCCCGGGTGATGCAACTCTTTTGCGAAACTTTTCGGAAACCGGCGGGCAACCTGCAAAATCACTCACACGGATTCCGGCAAGGGGAGATCGGCTTTTAAGCCGTAGGCTTAATCCGTGAGCGTTACATCCGTAATCATCGGCGGCGATGGCGAGCCGGAAGAACCGAGCTGGCACCTCATTTATTCGAATGAGGATGATTTGGAAATTGCGCGCCAGCAATGGGGGCAAGTCATTCGCGAGATGCGGGAAGCGCAGATCCTGTCTGTTGCCAATGGTCATGCGATCCGGCGTCTTGTCGATTTCCGCATTGCATACGAGCGCGCATCGCGGCACGTCGCCGAGCATGGGCCTATTTTCGCTCCGAAGCGCAAGACATCGAAACAGGGTCAATGGAATCCGCAATGGGGCGTGATGCGGCATGCAGAGGAAGCGATCAGGCACCTTGAAACTGAGCTTGGCATCTCGCCGCTGAGGCGCAGCCGGGCCGGCAAGGTTCAAAAACGTGACAGGAAAACGCGGGCGTCAGACGCCTATCTCAAGAAATCAGTTCCCGGATGATCCTGCGACGCGTTGGGCGCTCGATGTCATCGAGGGCAAGATCATTGCAGGTGAATTTGTTCGGGCGGCTTGCGAGCGTCATGTCAGGGATCTGCAGAACGGACATGAACGCGGGCTCATCTGGAATCCGGAGAAGGCGCAGCATGCGCTGAATTTCTTTCCGGCCTGCCTGTCGGTAACGGCGGGCGTCGCCGAAGGTAAGCCATTCGAACTTCTGCCGTGGCACATATTCGTTGTCGGCTCGCAGTTCGGTTGGATGAAGGAAAGCGGACGCCTTCGTTTTCGTCGAAGCTGGATCGAGACGGGCAAGGGGCAGGCAAAGTCACCGCTGATGGCCGCGATCGGGCTTTATCTGCTCGGCTATTACGGCATCAAGCGGTCGGAAGTTTATGCGATCGGCCAGGATCGTAACGTCGCAAACGTGCTGTTTCGTGATGCCGTGGCTATGTGTCGGGCTCCGGTGCCTGGCGGCGATGAAGGTGACACGCTGGAGATGATGGGCGAGGTCGTGTTGCGTGGCACGCTCGATAATACGTGGAAGATTGAACATCCTGAAACTGGTTCAAAATTTCAACCCATCGCCAATGGCGAAGCGATTTCAGGGCCGCGGCCGACTGCTGTGTTCGCTGACGAAATCCATGAATTCAAGAGCGACGCGTCGATTGAGACCTGGAATCGAGCCATCACCAAGATGCCGGGCGACGCGATGATGATGCTGGGCACTAACACGCCGGCGAGCACTCAGATCGTTGGAACAAATTACAGCGATTTTTTCCAGCGCGTGGCCAAGGGCGAGGTCGATGACGATGAGGCGTTTGGCTTCATCGCGCGCGTCGACAAAAAGGACCGTGAAAAGGTTTTCGAGAATGAGGATTGCTGGCAGAAGGCGTTGCCGGCGCTCGATATCACCTTTCCGCGTGAGAACATCCGCGGCGAGGTCAACACGGCGCGCGTGCTGCTGTCGACGGCCATGTCGGTCAAACGGCTTTATTTCGGCATCCCGACAGGCGCGGTCGATTTCTGGATTGATGAGGAAGCCTGGTCAGACGTTCAGGGTGTTGTCGATCCGGAAGAGATGCGCGGCTTGCGCTGCTGGTTGTCGCTCGACCTATCGCAGAAAAACGACCTCACCAGTCTTACCGCGATCTGGGAAGATGAACACGGCCACCTTTACGCTTTCACCTGGTACTGGACGACGCAGGTCGGACTTGAAGACCGCGCCAAGCGCGACAGCGCACCCTATGCGCGGTGGGTGCAGGAAGGGCGGCTTATTCCCGTTCCAGGGCCGGTTATCGACAAGACGTTCGTCGCGGCACAAGTTGCAGAGATCGTCGCGGCTCATGACGTGCAGTGCCTGGCCTTTGATCCGGCCGGCATCGGGGATTTCATCAAGGCATGCGATGAAGTCGGCCTTGACGTCTGGCGTTTCGAAGGCGCCGACAAGCCGGAAGGCCGCGGCTTGAAGCTAATGCCGCATGCACAAGGCACGCGCGTCATTTTTGAGGATAAGCAGCTTTGCATGCCCCGCTCGATTGAGCGCCTTGAGGATGCGATTCTGGACAAGCAGATCACGGTCGACAATTCGCCGGTCACCTACAGCTGCGCGGCCAATGCCGCGCTTGTCGTTGACGGCATGAAGAACCGCGCATTCGATAAAAAGCGCTCGCGCGGGCGCATTGACGGCCTGGTGACGCTCGCGATGGCGGCCGGCGCGGCGATGGTGACGATCGACAGTAATCGCCAGTTCATCACCAGCAGGGTCACGCTCGTTTGAGGATTTTCGGCTTCGACATTTCGCTTTCCCGCAAGTCATCGGGTGAGACGATCGATTCCGTCCTGCGCCGGCTGATTTCGGCGAATGAGTCGTATTCTGGCATCACCGTCACGCCTGAAAACTGCATGCAGTCGACGACGGTGAACGCTGTCGTCACTGCGGTTTCGCGGCGCATCGCCAGTCTGCCGGTGCGCGTGCTTAAGCGCGTGGTAGTGGATGGCGAGCCTGCGCGCGTACGCAAGGAAGTGCAGCCGAACCATCCGGTAATGCGGTTGCTGTCGGAACCGAACCGGTGGTCCGACCGCACGACGTTCTGGCTCGATGCGACCAGCCGGGTCATGCGTTATGGCAATCTGTATTATTTCAAGGCGCGGGGTGTGACCGGGCCAATTCGTGAGTTGCAGCCGCTTCATCCCGGTGGCGTCGAAATCAGTCAGGATTCTGAAACGCTTGATCTGACGTATCGCGCTACGCTTGCAAACGGCGCTTACAGGGTGTTTCGGCCGGACCAGGTGCTGCATGCGCGCGGCACGGCGCGTGATGGCATCAAGGGCGATAGTCCGATCCGCGATATTCGCGAGACAATCGCGCTTGAAATCACGGCCGAGCGCATGGGTGCCAGCGTGTTCGGTAATAGTGCGATGCCGTCGCTCATCTTCAAGCATGCAACGCTATCGCGCGGCTTTAAAAACGACGAAGAAGAAAAAGCCTTTATCGACGACTTTCAGGCCGCCTATTCGAAGAAAGGTCGGTTCAAGTCGATGATCGTGCCGTTCGGTATGGATATCGATACGATCGATATCGACAACGAAAAGGCGCAGTTTCTTGCGACGCGGCAATATCAGCGCACGGTGATTGCCGGCGCGTTCGGCGTGCCGCCGCACCTGGTCGGCGATTTGTCCCGCGGCACGTTCAACAATGTCGAGCAGCAATCCCTCGATTTCGTCATCAACGTCGTTCTGCCTTACGCGCGCATGCTTGAGGCGGCGATGGAGCGCTCGTTGCTCACGCCTGAAGACCGACGCGCCGGCATCATCATCCGGTTCAACCTCGATGCGGCGCTACGCGGCGATTTCAAATCGCGGCAGGAAGGCCTCAACATTCAGCGCCAGGCCGGTGTCATCAACGCCAACGACTGGCGTGAGCATGAGGATATGAACCCGATTTCCGAAGAGGATGGCGGCGAAGAGTATTGGCGCAAGGGGCCGTCCGGCCAGAGCGCCGAGCCGCCGGCCAACGGAAATAGCGCGCCTGCGGATGGTGCAGACGAGAATGCGGAAGCTGAGACCGAGGCAGCAGCAAAGGCTGCCACGTTCAAGATGATGAGCGCGCTCAGATGGACGGCGACAATGGCGAGGGCCGTCGCAGAAGACAGGAAATCACAATGACGATGAAGCTTGATTTCAGCCTCGATCTCAAGGCGCTCAAGGAGCGTGAATTCGAAGGTTACGGCAGCGTCTTTGGCAATGTCGACCTTGGCGGCGATGTGGTTGTCCGAGGCGCATTCAAGCGAACGCTAGCCGCACACAAGAAGGCCGGTACGATGCCGGGCCTGTTCTGGATGCATGATCCGTCGCAGGTTGCTGGCGCCTGGAAAGAGATGCGTGAAGATGAGAAGGGCCTTTATGTCAAAGGCGTTCTTGCTGATACGCAGCTTGGCAATGAAATTCGCACATTGCTCGGCATGAAGGCTGTTCGTGGCCTGTCGATCGGCTTTCGGACGCTTGATCGAGATTTCGCTGATGATGGCACGCGCCTGTTGAAGGAAATCGAGCTTTGGGAAGTCTCGATTGTCTCGCTGGCGATGAATCCGCTCGCGGATGTCAGTAGCGTGAAAACAAGACTTTCGGCTTTCGGTGAGTATGTTCCGGAAGCCAGGGAATTCGAGCGGCTCCTGCGGGATGCTGGATGCAGCCGAAAGGTGGCGACGGCCATAACGTCGCGAGTGTTCGACACTGAGGGCTCAAGCGGGATGCTTGACGATCCTCACCAGAGGGATTCTGGCGCTGTCGATGAGGATGAAATCGCATCTGCATTGACCAAAAGCGATGAGCTGTCTGGTCGCATTCTTGCTGGATGCTTTCGAAAATTCTAATCATAAGGATTAAAATGCTATGAGTTCCATGGCTGAAATCCTGCGCGCCATCCAGAATCAGGGTGAGGCTTTCGAGGCTTACCAGCAGACGAACGATGAGCGGTTGCAGGCAATCAAGGAAGGCAAGGACGGCCTTGCCACGCAGCTTGAAGAAAAGCTCGGGAAGATCAACGCCGACCTGAACAAGTGGGGTGAGCTGAAAACCAAGCTTGAGCAGGAAATGGAATTCCAGCGCGAACGGCTGGAAATTCTTGAGTCTCGCGCCACTAATTCCGGCAAGACTGCTCATGAGCAGGTGCAGGACGAATATAAAACCGTCTTCACCGACTGGATCCGGGCCAAGGGGCAGTCTGCTGTGCTTGAAGGCCAGATGCAGGAGATCGGCAAGAAGGCGAAAAAGGAATTCAAGGACGTCACTATCGGTTCCGATATCGGCGGCGGCTTTGCGGTTCCGGAAGACATCTCGCGCATGATCGAAAAGCTCGAGCTGATCTTCTCGCCGGTGCGGCGTCTCGTGAAGGTCGTGAATACTTCTACCAGCGATTACAAGGAACTCGTATCGCTTCGCGGCGCGGGGTCCGGCTGGATTGGTGAGAGCGGGACACGTTCGGCAACGGCCTCGCCGACGCTTCGTCAGCGCACGCCGACGCACGGCGAGCTCTATGCTTATCCGCAAGTCTCTGAATGGGCGCTCGATGACGTCTTTTTCAACGTCGATGAGTGGCTTGCAAACGAGATTGCGGATGAGTTTGCCTATCAGGAAGGCCAGGCCGTCATCGATGGCAACGGCACCAATCGTCCGACCGGTATGCTGAACACCACGCCGACGCTCGGTGAGGACTTCGGTTCGCCGCTTCGCGACGCCGACGCCTATGAGTATGTCGTTTCCGACACCGACGTCGACGCTTCGCCGTCTGCGCCGAATGTCCGCAGTGATAGCCTCATCGATCTGGTCTACAAGCTGCGGACGTCTTACCGGGCTCGCGCGGTCTGGGTCATGAATTCGACTACGACCGGATCTGTGCGTAAGCTCAAGACGAGTGACGGTGTCTATCACTGGCAGCCGTCTCTGATTGCCGGACAGCCTGACATGTTGCTCGGCTATCCGATCGAGACCTGGGAACAGATGCCGGACATTGGCGCTGGAAACTTCCCGATCGGCTTCGGCGACTGGTCGCGGGCTTATGTCCTGGTGAATCGTGTCGGTCTTCGCATTCTTCGCGATCCGTACAGTCAGCCGGGCTTTGTCCGCTTCTATGTAAGACGAAGAGAAGGCGGCACCGTCTTGAACAATGATGCGGCCAAGTTTTTGCGTACAATAGATTAAGTACTGTGAAGTATATATCGCTAGCTATAAAGTATTATAGCTAGCGAATACATTAGTTTAATTTGAGTATTCAGTTTGAATTACCTGACAATACAAAGAAATGCACAAAATGTGCACGCGTTCAAGGCATTGAAGAATTCGAGTGTCGAAAGGGTTCTTTCGATGGTCGTCAAACTATATGTCGTGATTGCTGCACGATGCGTAGGTATGGAAGACCCAGAAAGACAAAAAACTTCAGAATTTTGAATGATGTGAAACTAAAGACGTGCACGCGTTGTGAAATTGAAATGATCGCTTGTTTAGATAATTTTTCATTACAGAAAAAGGGTGCATTTGGGTTCCGCTCGATGTGCAAGCCGTGTTGGTCTCAATACATAATGGAACGCAATAAAATTACTGATCCTACGAATGAGCGTGTGAAGGCTTGGCGACGCAAAAACCGCGAAAAGCATAACGAATATGCGAAAACATCACGCTTAAGACGAAATGCTGATTCTGCTCGACTTGGAAATCACAGGAAATGGGTTCGTGAATATTGTCGAACGCGGCGCTCAGCAAATCCACAATTGCGTTTTCTAGAATCTGTCCGCACACAAATCAACATGATTGTCCGCGGCAGATTCGATGGTCGTGGCCTGCTCCGACGCCTCGGTTATTCACGCGAGGAATTAATTACCCATATCGAGCGGCAATTTTCCAAAGGCATGTCCTGGGATAATTATGGCGGTAGATGTCAGCGGCATGGCTGGGAAATCGATCACATCCGCCCTTGCGCGCTGTTTGATTTGAGCAATGAAGATGAATTTCGTGAGTGCTGGTCGCTTACGAATTTGCGCCCTTTATGGAGTGTGCGTAACCGCAGCAAGGGCGCTAAATTAGAGCTGCTTCTATAAATCCGTTGACTGTCGTTTGAAGTTCCAACCTACACCAAAGGAGGATATGGGGCGGTGCGAGCCGCCCCTCGCTCATCATGTCAATTCTCAAACTCACAAAAAGCTGGATTGCTCCGCACGGGCGTCTGAAACCCGGCGAATATCGGATTCCGGACAAGATCAGCCGGGCGCACGCGCAGTGCGCGGTCATTGACGGCGCTGGCCATATTGTCAAAGCAAGCGTCGTTGAAAAGCCTAAAGAAGAAGAAAAACCGCGTGCGCGCGGCCGGCCTGCAGGACGACGCAAAGCTGTCGCGCCAGAAAACAAGCTGCTCAATTCCGCTCCGGAAAATAAGTCCGAAGTGGACGGGGCGGCCGGTGATAGTGGCGGCGACGGGGCCGAGCCTGACGCCGGAAGTGGCAGCGATCTGCCGGGCGAGCTGCCTGCCGACGATAGCGGTCAATGATGCATATCGGCTCATGCCATGGGCCGATATGCTTTACGCCTGCGATGAAATGTGGTGGCGCCACCATGGCGGATGTCCGGACTTCGCTGGTGAAAAATGGTCATCACACGGATTAAAGAAGCACAATGACAAGGTCAATGCTGCTGAGCGTTACGGGCTCAATCTCGTCGCTGGTCGCGATGAAATCGGCTTTTCGCTGGATCCGGACGTCATTCACTACGGTTCGAATTCCGGTTTTCAGGCGCTTAATATCGCGATCCTGACATGCGGCAATCCGATCATTCTCGTTGGCTTCAACATGCAGGCGATCGGCAAGCGCCGGCATTTCTTCGGCGATCATCCGGCGGGGCTTCGCAACACCGCCGATTACCGGAGTTTTACCAGGCATTTCGAGCGAGCTGCGCGACGATTGCCGGCGGACATCAGGATTTGGAACGCGACTCCGGACAGCGCTTTGACATGTTTTCCCAAGGTCGAATTGAATGACGCAATTGCAGCCGCTAGCGCTTAGCGTTTCGGCGCTCGATGTGTCGCCGTTGCCGCTCGATTTGAGCCTTGTGAAGGATCATCTCGCCGTCATCGATGACGACAGCAACGCGCTGATCGAGAAATATATTCTCGCTGCCATTCATTGGGCCGAAGGCGCGATGCGCCGCACGATCTATTCGCGGTCGCACACATGGGTGCTGAAGGATTTTCCGTGCGAGCGAATTCGCCTGCCGCGCGGCAAGACGCAGAGCGTCGATAGCATCGTTTATTCACTGAATGGCGCGCTCACGACGCTTTACGGACCGTCATCGTCTGAATCGCCTGCGACGGCAGGGTTTCAGGAAGATCTGACTGGCGACAATGGCGGTGTGCTCATGCCGTTGCGCGGCGAAAGCTGGCCGTCTGGCGACTATGACGTGCCAGCGCCGGTAACGATCACGTTCACGGCCGGATGGCTTGCCGCGGAAGTGCCTGCGGACATCGAGAATGCGCTGCTCTTTGCGGTCGCGGATGCGTTCGAGATGCGCGGAACGGGGGATCTTGGCGCGGGCGGTGCTCACTTCGAAACGCGCGAAGTCCTGATCAGCTCTTATCGCCTGAAGCGTTGGTATTGATGGCGCATGTGCATTGCCTGATCCGGTCGATGCCGCATTACCGGCGCGATGCGTTCTTTGCCGGCTTCAAGCGGCTCGGCTTCACGATCGACGACATGCCCGGCCGCGAACCGAAGGTGAGGCCGACGGATGTCCTGGTTGTCTGGAACCGCTACGGCGTTTTCGACGCGCAGGCCAAGCTGTTCACCAGGCGAGGCGCGACGGTCATCGTCGCCGAGAACGGCTATCTGCCGATGAGGCGCACGAAAAAGGCTTTCGCGCTGTCGCTCTGGCACCATAACGGTGCCGGCGTATGGCCGGAGATGGAAAGCCGCGCGCATCTGCTCGACGTCACGCTGAAGCCGTGGCGCCGGTCCGGCGATGAAATTCTCGTGCTGCCACAGCGCGGGATTGGACCGGAAGGCGTCGCCATGCCGAAGCGCTGGCAGGTCGATATCGAGCGGCTGTTGCGCAAGCGGAAATTCCGCGTCCGGCAGCATCCCGGCGTCAATGACGTCAAGCCGATCGAGCGGGACTTAGATCGCGTGAAATGCGCGGTGACCTGGGGCAGCGGCGCGGCGCTGAAGGCGCTTTGCGAGGGCGTGCCGGTCTTTCATGAATTCCCGAAGTGGATCGGCCGGTTCGGCGCGTGTCACGAATTCAGGCGTCTTGACGATGCCGATCTGCCGGGCTGCATGGGCGATCGCGAAGCGATGCTCGACAATGTGTCGCGGGCGCAATGGAGCGTTGAGGAAGTCGAGACGGGCGAACCGTTTGCACGGCTGCTGCAGATGGCAGATCAGCGACAATGCGCGTAGCGCTGTATATGTGCGCCGGCAGCGGCAAGCGGGCGATCTATCTCGCCGATGCGATGCGCCAGGGCCTGCTCGAGCACGGCATCAAGTCGGAGCGGTACAACCGCTTCAAGGACGTCTGCGCCGATGTCGCGATTGCCTATGGCTGGTCGCACCGGGAGATTTTCAAGCAATACAAGGAAGCCGGTGCGCAATTTGCTTATTTCGATCTGGGCTACTGGAACAGGCGGCCGCCAACCATGCCGATGGATGGTCACTATCGCCTGGCCATGAACGATTGGGACACAGCGACCAACATGCCGCGCGGCGTTCCTGACGATCGCCTGAAAACGCTCGAGGCCGAGTTGAAGCCGCGACAGAAGGGCCGGGACATCGTTATTGCGTGCATGTCCATCAAGGCAGTGAGAATTCACGGTTACGACTTTCGTGAATGGGAAAATGGCGTCAAGAAACAGGTCGAACAGTGGGGGCTGAATCATCCTGTCGTTTTGCGGGACAAGCCGAATAAGAAGACCAAGCCCATGCCGGCCATCGCCGATGTCCTGAAGACCGCGCATATGCTGATCACACATCACAGCAATGCCGCTATCGACGCCATCGTGAACGGCGTGCCGGTCTATGCGAAAAAAGGCGTCGGCTCGCTGGTGTCGCCTGCCGAGCTGACGAAGGAAAGCATTGAGACGCCGTATTTCCCATCAGACGCCGACAGGAAGGCGTTTCTTGCCGATGTTGCCTATGCGCAATGGCAACCTGAAGAGATGCGCAGCGGCAAGGCGTGGGACTTCATGAGGGCGCATCTGTGCGCATAGCGTTGTTTCTCAGTCGCGACAAGTTTGCGGAACGCCAGCTTGCGGGTGATCTGCGTTCCGGGATTCCGGCGAAGTTCGAATGGGTCGATGAGGTTGGCCCGGGCTTTGATTTCGCCGTCGTCGTCGGGATCAAGCGCAAGCCGATCATTCGTGCGCTGCAGGCGAGCGGGACACCGTTTCTCTATTTCGACAAGGGGCACAATCGCCGCTGGAATGCAGTTCAGCCGGATTGGTGGCGTTTGGCGATCAACGATTATCAGCCGACTGCTTATCTGGGGCGTCTCAATTTCCCCAATGACCGGGCCGATGAGCAGGACTGGCGTGTAAAGCCGTGGCGGGACAAGGGCAGCCACATTATTTTCGCCGGAGCGTCAGCGAAATATCATGC